TGTAGGCGGCTTCACGGGGGGTGTTGTCCGTGGGAATATTAGAAGTCTTGGTTGTTGCGACATTATTGACAATGATCGTGTCATTGATGGACTTGGTTGTTTCATTACACTGCGAAGCATTTACGACATCGGGAAAAGATTTTGCGGTGTATTGGTAAAACCAATCCCTTGGCAACCTGCTTAATGGCAATAGATCTTCTTGGCGTTGGACAGGAGGTCGATGCGTTTGAATTTTGTACATGAGTGAAGCGGAAGGTGTGTTTTGTAATGGATTAACAATACCACCATTTCGTCCTCCCATATTTCCGTAGTTGACTTCAACCATCTGATTAATTCCTAATCCGTATTGACGGATGTTTTGTTCGATACGAGACCCGGATTGATCCTGCGCCTCTAAAATCGATTGAGTTTGCCCCACGCGATCGACCCTTCTTGTCATTACTGATTTAGGTGGATCTTTCAATAAATTGAGATTGGTTCCCCACATCTCAACACTCGGTAAAGTTATTTTCGACGATGAACGCAGACCACTATACGAGAGGCCTCCGGCTGACATGTTTTGTTATTTCTTTTGATATTATAAAGTTTTTTCTTTTATAATATTTTAATTTGTTTCTATTTAAGATTTTCAAACTTGAGAATAGGATCTAAAGACTTGAGATGTATTAATATATAAAACAAAATGACAAACTTATTCTCATTTCATCCAAAGGCTCAATTTTTATGTGCTGAAAAAAATGTAGGCATAGATATTGCTACAATTACAACAAAGTCAGGAAAAAAATTGTGGTTTACATGTAATGTTTGTAATCACGATTTTGAAAAAATGTTGAAAAATGTAACTGTTCATAATCAATGGTGTCCTTATTGTTCTATTGGATGTAAACGTTTTTGTGAAGATCTTGATTGTCAGCATTGTTTAAAAAAATCATTTGGTTGTAATGAAAGGTTAAAAAATTGGAGTCCAAAAAACAAAGTAGATCCGCGTAGATTATTTAATAATACTACAACAAGATATATATTTGATTGTGATAAATGTGGTCATGAATTCCTACAAAGTCCGGAAAATATATCTAAAGGGTGTTGGTGTTACTATTGTGGAAATCAAGCTTTATGTGATAATGATGATTGTTCAATGTGTTTTCAAAAGTCATTCGCATCACATATTTTATCTAAATTTTGGAGTGATAAAAATGAATTAAAACCAAGACAAATATTTAAGAGCACAGGTAAAAAATATTATTTAAAATGTGAAACATGTCATCATGATGTGTTTGTTAGTTTAAACTGGTTAACAAATACCAAAGAAAATCGTCAAACATTCTGTGGGTATTGTGGAAAATCGTCTCTATGTGATGATGAAAATTGTGAACATTGTTTTAAAAGATCATTTGCTTCTTTACCTGTATCTACAAATTGGAGTGATAAAAATGATAAAACTCCCCGACAAGTTTTTAGAATGTCAAATAAGAAATATATTTTTGATTGTGATAAATGTGGAAATGAGTTTAAAATGGTTGTAAGCAGTGTAGCTACAGGACACGGTTGCGGAAAATGTAAACATAAAACAGAGTTAAAATTATATAATTTTTTGTTAGGAAAGTTTAATAACATCGTTTCTCAATTCAGCCCAGAATGGATAGGTGTTAGACGTTTTGATTTTTGTCTTGAAGACATTAAAATTATTATTGAATTGGATGGGAGACAACATTTCATCCAAGTTAAAAATTGGGATCCCCCCGAAACTACTCAATCAATAGATAAAGAAAAAATGAGATTAGCAAATACCAATGGTTATTCTGTAATACGTATTCTTCAAGAAGATGTATTTTTAAACAAATACGATTGGAAGGAAGAACTTATAAATGCTATAGATCAATTACAGCACACAACAGAAGTTCAAAATACATTTTTATGTAAAAACAACGAATATTTGGTCTTCCAATGTGAAGATAATCCAGAACTTAATCCAAATGTTAAAATATTTAAAACTGAAAGACGTGTGTATATAAGCCGATTGAAACGCGAATATATGAATATTAGAATTGAAAATCTTTCATTTATAAACTTTACCGAACCTAATAATAATAATAGAAATATTGATTTTTATGTTGGAAAATTAAAATGTAAAGAAAAAATTACAGATGTAAGCAAATATAAAAGTTGTGAAGGTTATCGCTATGAAATAAGTTTGTGTTATTATGAAGAAACAAAAAAAGTGCGAAAACATAAAATGTATAAAAAAGGAGAAAATGATTTATATTGGTTTCATGTCAGAGACACAACCACCTTTTATGTGGTTCCTGAAATTGTGTTATATAATCATAAGTATATATTTGATACTGAAGTAGTTAAAATAAAAATTTTGAATATTGGTAAAAATCAAGAATGGTTGTCAAGTTATAAGTTTGATTATCAAAATATTGACAGACCAAGACTACTACAGCTTTTACAATTACCAACAGAACAACCTATTTAAAGACATAATCCAACAATCCCACCAATTTTCCATCTCTCCATATTGAACCGACGACCCCACCACTTTCAAATATTCCCAAAAACTAATTTAAGAATTTTCATATGTAGAATGGGGTAAACATACATATACTACTTAAAAAATTTGTTTCAATATAAAAATATATTGAAAATAATAGCATGTTTTATGGATTCTAATCCGTTTCTTCAATGTCTTCCTGAACCTTTTTTGCGTGTTTGATGAGTTCTTTCCAGACATCGTCCACGACTTCGTCGCTGAGCAATTTCTTCTTCTTAAGCCGATTGATGACCTGTGATTCGCGATGCTGGTCGTACGCACTACTCTTATAGTGCGTGGTCAATGCCGCATACGCGAGTCTCTTTTGCACCAACATGTAAATCTCGTCATCTATCCTGTCAATTTTGTTCCGGAGCAACCATAAATTCAGGCCAATCCCAAGACCATAATAAGGTATCTTCATAAGTTTATTTAATTGTTTTTATTTTTTAAGATGAATTTCAGAAAGGCATTAAAAATAATTAACATTTTAAATGTCGGACGTTGTAAATAATTTTGAAAATGTTTTAAGATCATATCATAATTTCTTACTTAAAAACATAACTATACAAATAATTTATTGATTTAAGAACATACCACAAACACGTAAATGGCAAAACTTTACAAACAGATTGACCCATCAATATTAGTGTCAATCCCGAACCCGTGTAGAGAACATTATGAGATCCAGACAAAGATCCCTGAATTGACGTTCCTTGGGGTTGCGAACCAACCCGATTTTGCGACCCTCTACATCACCATGCTGCCTGATAAGAAAATCATTGAACTCAAGTCTTTAAAAAATTATTGCTGTCATTTGCGGGACATTGTCGTTTCTTATGAAAGACTGATTAACGTGCTTTACGATCATTTGACCGCTGTGTATGAACCAAAACGGTTGCGGATTACGATGGTGTGCAACCCAAGGGGAGGGATCAGCTCGAAATTATTCGTGGATTCTCTTACAAGACAGAACAACGATATCAACGCGCCGTTAAATCGTGAAGACTGGTGATACTTGCTTCAAATAATATTTTTATTTTTTTTCAATAAAATAAAATGAGAATCAAAGTGAGCACTGACCAATTGTTAAGCTCTTTAACTGAAAAAATTAATGAGATTATTTCAAGTTTTGATAAACCTTTAGCATACATATATGTGTGCGACACTATCTACAAAACAGCAAAAAAAGCAACATCCATTTGTCTCACTACTGATCCTTATAATAGAACCTATGTTATGAATGTCATCAATCTGTTAAAATTGCTCAAAGGAGAAGAGACCACATCAAATCGTAGCAGAATACAAGATCTACGCATACACGAATTCAGGGATTTTCCAAATTACAAAGTTGTTAAGAAATGTATAAAACACATGATCTTGATGCTTAGTTATAAATTTTCGCATTTTGAAAAAACATCTGGATCTATAGACAATCTTATTTCAAGGTTTTTATCCTCAATAGAAGGTATGGACCAGACAAGTATTATCAACAAAATACGACAGATAATTACAAAAGAGGAAAAACCAATGTTGTTGAAACTCCTTAAAAGTAGTGACGAAAACAATATTGATGTACATTTTACATATTGGAGGTTTCTGTCTGGTAGAATAGAAGATGAAAGTAAAATAAAAGGAATTTTCCCATCACAACTTACAAATAATATAGAATATAAAAAACTCCAAAAAGAACTCTACATTATGACGGACCTTCTTCTTAATCATCGTTCTTCAATGGTGTTTTCTGTCAAATATTATAAAGAACTCATATACGAAGATGAGTTGTCTTATAAAGGTGGATTAATACAAACATTTATTCTGAATTTTGGGAATTTCTTAACAAATAGGGCTAAAAACGGAAAGAGTATAAATTGTAATGAGATGAAGGCGTTATTAGAATATATTTTAGAATCAGCTACTCAATATTTCGGTGTGCGAGGGGTGATTTACCCGAAAGAATTAGTTTCTAAATTATTACAGAGTATGAATTTATTCTTACACAAAAAGACTGATGGTCAAATCACATATATAGACGATCTTGCTATCAAATGTAATGATTTTTGTGATATAATAGCAAACTTCCGCCAGTTTGTCAAATATTTAAATGATCTGCTCCGTGTGAGAGATGATTTTGAAATAGTGCTGATAAATACTCCGTTTGATCTGGATACATTCCAGCAAATCGTTAGGAATTACTCGAAAATGATTAACGAGAATGATGTCAGGCAACGACCAGAGGTCATCCTTGACTATTACCATTCACTATTATCATCTATAGGAGACCCGAAAAGTTGTTCTTACATCCTGAAGTTTTTACGCACGATTATACAAATTCTTAAAAAAATCGCACCAGATCAACATTTAGGAAAGATTATTGGGGTTATAACATTTATTATTGATGAAATCCATAATATATGGTTGAAGTTATGCGACAATAATCCTCTCTTACTTGAACAACATAATATTTTAATAGATTTAAATACAAAACTCTTGAAAAGAGATCAAAATCTAAAAATAGCAACTCAATTACAACAGACACAAAAACGACAAGAACAGGAAATGTTGAGAAAATACGTCTTCAATCCTAAACTGGAAATCCCTCATACAATCGCAAAAGAAAAACCTTTGATCCAAAAAATGCGGAATGTGATTATTAATCAGTATATTAGCGACCCTACTAAAAAAATTATTAAAAAACATAAAAAATTATCTCAAATGATTATGGGCGCACGACAACAGAAACAGAAACAGCAACAACAAAAGAAGCTCTTACAGAAAATATCTGGTATGTCTTTAGATCAAGTTCGTAAAAATGTATTACAGACGTTCAAGTTGGATGAAGACCCAATAAGTTTGAATGAGATCACACAACCAGTCGTCATCCAAAGAACCATTTATAATAAACCTTCCATCGTAAAATGGTTGTCTCAACCAAGGAACCGTCTCACGAACCCAATGACAAATGATCCTTTGGTTATTGATGTTGGCGACAATATCAAAGATAGACAATTACAACCCGCAGAATCTAAAAAACGACAGACATATCTAACACAACATTTGACAGAAGACCCTATATTAAGCCAGATTGTGTCTTCTATTGATAGTATCCTACAGAATGGTGATGCTACAGAAAGACAGAAGAAGCGGGATTTGTTCTTGCTTAAGAACACATACACACAACGTCTTTCAAGAAAAAAGAAATAAACCAATCCAATCGCAACAAAATTCTTATCAATCCAATTTAATCTTGATACCCAATCAGTATCAAGATTGACAATGAATTATTTTTATTTATTCTTCTGTATCCGTGTCAGTATCAACATCGCATTCATCATCAGAGACCCAGCATTCTACATCTGATTCTTCTTGTCTATTACAAGAAGGGCATTCACAATCATCACCAACATTCCACCTGTGCGACATCTTGATCTGATTGAAATCGCGCATTATCCGTTCCATTGTTATACTTGCTTTATACCGATAAAAATCTCTCTTCCTGCGCTTATTCTTGGACAATTCTTCCAGGTGTTTAATCTCATAAAAAATAAAAACAGATCGAACCCGCCAATTAAATTGACAATAAATTTAAAGTTATCAGACAATTCATCTATAGTCGTAGCGGTTAAATCATTATTATTAAAGAAAGACATGCGGTTTAAAAATATAGTAGTAGAATTTGCATATTTACCAT